CAAAATTTATAGCATACCCAAGAGAAGATAGTGATAATAAACTTGCTAGTATATGGAATGGATTACTTGAATATATATGGGACATATCTGATGGCAATGAAGTATTTAAACAAGTAGTGCATGATTATTCAATTACTGGGTTAGGTTATTTTCAAGCATATATGGACCCGGAAGCTGATTACGGAAGAGGTGAAGTAAAGATAAATTATTGTGACCCATTTAGAGTTTATGTAGACCCAAACACTAGGCATAGATATTTTGATGATGCTAGTGGTATTATATTGTCTACTATTTTATCAAAAGAACAATTAGTTCAACAGTATTCTCAATTAGCTCAACCAATAAGTGAGGAAGATGATACACCTATGGTAGATATGATTGATAAAGGTCTTCAATGGAAAGATGAAGATTATCCTGCATCTGGAAATAATACAAATGTATCAGGTGCTTTTACCCCAGATATGATAAAAGATTCTTCTTGGGGAGATTCTGCTAATGAAAAATATAGAGTTTTACATTTATATGATAAAATAAAAGTTCCTTATTATAGATTATTAGATAATAGAGCAGGTGAAAATCAAGGCGAAGAAATGATTGTTGAATATGATGAATTTCAACAAATGACAGAAGATGGTTCATTTGCTGCAGCTTTAGAAGTCGGAGACATAGAATATGTTGAAGTTACTCAAACTAGAATAAGAGAAACTTGTTCAGTTGGACAAATAATTTTATATCAAAGGGTATGTAATACGGATGTTTATCCTATTGTACCTGTTCCTAATATATGGACAAATACACCATACCCTCAAAGTGACGTTAGAAAGGGGAAGGAGTTACAGAGATTCATTAACAAGATGCACTCTCTTCTCACTGCTCATGCTCAGGCATCGGCTGGGCTAAAACTCCTTATACCGCAAGGGTCCGTGCAGGATATAGAACAACTTGAAAAAGATTGGGCTAATCCTAATGCGACTATCGAATATGATGGCTCTTTTGGTGAACCTCATTTCCCTTCCCCCCAACCTTTAGCTGGTTCTATTATGGAACTTCCTAGACAGGTAGAACGATACATTGATTTAAATATGGGTATTTATGAAATGCAACAGGGTAATCCGCAAGAAGCACCTAGAACTGCATCAGCAACAATGCAATTAGAAGATTTCGGACAAAGACGTTCTAAGTCAAAACTAAGAGATATTGAAGGTTCATTAAAAAGATTAGGTAGAGTATGCTATAATATGTCAAAGAAACATTATTCATTTCAAAAAACATTTGCTGTAGTGCAACCAAATAATGATTTAAGTCAATATACAATTAATAAAAAATTATATGATGATAAAACTGGAGCTTTAATGGCTAGAGAACAAGCATTGCACGTTGGACAATATGATATTAGAGTTGCTGGTAATTCTACTATGCCTAGTAATAAATGGGCAGAATGGCAAATTTATATGGAAGCTTTTCAAATGGGATTAATTGATAGAGTAGAAGCTTTAAAGAAAACACAGATATTCGATAAAGAAGGTGTATTGCAAAGGTCTGATGAAATAGAGCAATTAAAACAAATGTTAGGTCAATATGAAGAAAGAGTAAAAGATTTAGAAGGAGATTTACAGACAGCTAGAAGAGAGTCAGTCTCAGCTAAGCAAAGAAGCGAAGTTGAGAAATTCAAGACTAGGCTATCTGAATCATCAAATAAAGCTAAAGCAGATACGAAAGTAGCGCTTGGCAAATTGGATAACGCAGTTAAACTTGAACAACAGAAACTAACTAAGAATGGTCAAGCTGAAAAGTAAAGGAATTGCGTGAAAGGAGCATGAAAAATGGCTAGTGAAAAACAGGTAGTTGCTGAAATGCAACAAGATGGTAACGCACCCATCACTGACAATCAGGATTTTGAAGCAGGAGAACCACAAGAGGTTCAAGCTTCAGAAACTTCTGAACAAAGTGTAGAGCAACAAACTCCACAAGCGGAAGAAGTAAATTGGGAAGAATCTGCGAAGTACTTCCAATCTGAGAAAGATAAAATGCAAACTGAAAATGCGAAAATCAAAGAAGACCTTGAGAAATACAAGGCACTTGGTCAGTTCGTAGAATCAAGAGAGGATGTACAACAATACATCCAAGATGCTGTATCTGGAAAGGTTGAAGAACAACCGCAAATTCAAGTACCAGAAGATTTCGACCCTTGGGAAGCTTATAATGACCCAAACTCAGCATCGTTTCAATATAGGACTGCAATGGAGCAGAAGAATATTGAACAAGCTGTTAAAAGTTCTAACGCTCAACTTCACGAGCAAATAGAATCTAAAGACAGAGCTGCTAAGTTTGACAATGAACTGGTTAAAGAGGGATTAAGTGATGCTGATAAAGATAATTTTTATAAGTTCGCAAATACCCCTATAAACCAGCTTGGTACAGATGTTCTAGTAAGAATGTGGAGAGCAGCTGACCAGAATCTCAATCCTGGCGTTAATCAACCTTCTCAAGAGATGGAAGTAGTACGTAAAAATATGCAAGAACCAACTCCAACAGGAGTCTTGCAAGGCGAACAACCTCCAGCTGTTAATGAAAGCGATAAAATGTGGGATGGGATAATGAAAGCTTCTCAGCGTACCAAAGTTCTTTAATCGTTAATTAATAAAGTCGAAAGGAGACTAAAATATGGCAAGTATAAAATCATATTCTAGTTCAGCTCCAAATCTAGTTGGTTCAACTAGTGGCGGAGAAAGTCCACAACAAGGATTGCGTAGACGACATAACTTTGGCGACAGGATGTATAAGTTATCACCTGAAGAAACACCTTTTTTTGCATATTTAAGTGCAGTAGGTAAAGCTCCAACTGATGACCCTGTTTTTAGAGTTTTGGAAGACCGCGCTCCAACTAAGTGGGCAGATAGGTCGTTTTCAATAGTAGCCCAATCAGGCGCACACGCAGGAGATGCAATTACATTTGAATCTACCGCTAATGGAGATTGGAAACATACACCTAATGGTGGCAGTGCCACAAGTAACCTTCCTGTATCAGCAGCAGCAGCAAGTGAATTGCTTGTAGGAATGTTAGTTCAAGCAGTATCTTTATCAAATGGTAGTGATACTGGTGATAATGCTGGAGCTGCAAGTTCAGAACAACCTTATCAAATTACTGGTAGAATTGAAGCAGTATCTGTAAATGGTGCTTCTTCTTATGTGCAAGTAAAAACTGTTGAAAACAGTAATGGCGCAGACGTAGTGCATGATGGCATTGGCGGAGCAGTTTGTCAAGTTATTGGCTCAGCATGGGGTGAGGGTACTAATGCACCTGAATCTTTTGGTTATGAAATGGATGATACTTATGGATATACCCAGATTTTTAAAACTTCTGCTTTTATGAGTAACACTGCAAGAGCAACAGCTCTTCGTGGATATGCTTCAGAATGGGATAGAATCTGGTCATTGAAACTTCGTGAACATAAAGTTGATATTGAAAGAGCTATGCTTTTTAATAACAAAGGTCGTGTTAATGATGTTCAATATACTGATGGTATTATTGGTAATATAATCAAATCTGGTGTAGCGTGGACTACAGATGATAGTGATATATCTTATGCGTCAGCAAAACCATACATTCGTGTAGTTGATTTAAATGCAAGTGAAGCAGTGTATGATAGATTCTTATCAGACTTTGAAGTAATCTTTGCCCCAGAGCGTGGCGGAGCTTCTGAAAAGTTCTGTATGGCATCTATGCCAGTTGTAACTTATTTAAATAAGTTAAAAGGCGGATTCATGGATAGTTCTACTAATAGTTCATATTCTTATAATCTTGATTTCTCAGCTGCAGAAGGCGGTTTAGGACATAAGGTTATGAAAATTGACACTGTTCATGGTGCTTTATCAATAGTCAAGAATCCTTTACTTAAAGGTATTGGAAGTTCTATGATGGTTGGTGTAGACCTTGGTAGCGTTAGTTACAGACCATTAGTAGGTAATGGACTCAATCGTGATACGTATATTGAAACAAATATACAAACACCTGGAGAAGATTCAAGAAAAGACCAAATCTTAACAGAGGCAGGTCTTGAAATATGTCTTCCAGAGTCACATTTTCTCTATCAGTTTGTAGATGGCGGTAAAACTATATAGTTTTAATGCTAACTAACTCTAGAAGTTATTCTTATGCAGGGAGGATTAATTTCTTCCCTGCGTTTGAGTATCCTTTAATAATTAATATAAGTAAGGATTATTGGTATGCAAGGTAAAGGCGACAATAGAAGACCTAGCGAAGTTTCTCTAGAAAAATTTGATTCAAATTGGGATAATATTTTTGGGCAACGTAAAAAAACTGAATATTTTAAAG